AAGACTAAGCAATTTTCGCACGTCTTTTTGGTCATCCAACGCAAGAAAAATTATTTCGGTATCTATTCCTGCCGCACCATCACGGCTTGGCAATTTTATATGATGGGTAATAGGTGGTGCATATTTTACAGGGCCATACACATTTTCTGGTACAACTTCTAACCAAGTCTTTAGTGTAGTGGTTCTTAGCATTGGATGTGTATTTCTAACAATGGCAAACCTAGAATACTTAATCCCGTCACGTGGACTAGGTTTTTGCTGGATTGCACGTTTTAAAATTTCACTACAACAGGCATAAGATTTCCCGCTACCTACTGGACCCATCAAGCCACGGACAAAGCTGCCGTCTTGCAAAAATTTTGCAACTGTTGGACTGCTAGAAAAATCAAAACTAAATTTATTCATTTTTCTTATCCTTGTCTTCTGGCATTACCATTTCAATATTCAATACACTAGGTTTATCAATTTCTTTTTCAGGGTCAAGTAAACCTGCAGATTTTGCTAACATATTGGCAACACGTAATTTATCTATCAACTCTACTTCAAGTTGGTCGCCCGCCGCAGATGGGCGCACAGTGATTTTTTTTATTGCAGCTAAAGCATGTTCTGGAATTGTTTCAGGATTCTTAACCACAACTTTCCCGTCTTTCCAATCAACAATATCTGTAATCTTAACTGCAAATAAGCCCATTAGAGCTTCTGCAAGTGCATCACGATTATCGTAAATCAACTGTGACCCACGTAATCTTTTTTTGATTTCACCTACACCACCAAACCTATCTAGCGGCGGAACAACCCTTTTTGTCATATCAATACCTGTTGCCTATGGTCAGTAGTTAATGGCTTGAATTCAATATCCACCAGGAAGTATGAACCCTTACCAAACTTACTTTTGATTAAATTTTGTGGTCTATCTTTATTAATCTTGTAAAGATTTGCACAGGTTTCTTCATCTAAAACCATACATTGCTTGTTGTAAGTTATTTCTAACCCACCTTTCCCCATACCAAGCTTTAGATGAATGTCACGGACAGAAACAAATTTATTCTGCCAAAGCTTTTTTATATCTACTTTGACCATTAGTTACCGCCTGTGAATTGATTAGCGCTGTCATTGTTGTTGTCATCTTGTTCAAATAGTGTGAACCAGACTTCACCCTTGCCATCAGGCAAAGGTAAGGCATCAAGTTTTACCCTAATACCCTTTTCATTTGCAAAAGCACGACCAAGTTTTATCCATATTGGCTTGTCACGTCCTTCTACTTCTTTAGCTTGAGCAACATTATATTGTTTTTTCATAGCTTATCCTTTCTTTAATGAATCCCCTGGAAATATTTTTGTGACATACATACCCTATAGTACCGACGCCAGGGGGGGTAAGGTCACTTTTTCTACCACCACACACGTGCTGTGCCTGGTGTATAGAAACCTTTGCCATAGTAGGCGTAAACTTTTCTATTGTTCCTTTGATAACTTTACACATAATCATCTTGGCAACTTCATCCTTGCTGCCATCATCTTAACAATAGCTTGTGCATCCATTGGTTTACCCTTGTTCTGCTTCATCCTTACAAAGTAAAGCAAGGAATGTGGTGCAGGTTTATGGTTCTTCTTCATCTTGTCTAGCAATCTATCTGCAACATCTTCAAAGATAGCTTTATCCATTAATGATAGTAGGTCTTTGGCTATGTCCATCTGCCTGAAGTCATAGCTCCAAGGTCTTCCATAGTGCTTTTGGACTAATCCTGCATAGATTTGACATATTTGCTTACAATCATTTTCACTTATATTATCTTTATATGTTAATCTATTGTAGTTATTTACTAGCTGGGGTTTGTTATCAGGTACAATGTCCACCTTGTTTTTATTACTATTACAATCCCCATCTTGTACAAGCCCCACATTGTTTCCCACAAACTTATCCACAGAGCTTCCATTGATAAAGTCTAGGGTTTCCTTGGCTTCTAGCTGTTCTACCTTTTCATCCTTGTGTGTTCTTTTCATACTATCTTGTATCGTTTTGGTAGGGTCATAAACCACACGCCATATTGCACCCTTCTTACCATAGGCACGACGTACATCTTGATTCCTTATCTTTTCTAAATAACCCCATTGAATGAGCTTGGTCATATGATGTGATATGGCTTGTTGACTACATTGACATATGTCTGCAAGTGTCTTTTGATTTGTAAAGAATGTGCCTGTAAATGATGATGCATGTGCTGAACAAACACCTAGCACACGAAAGGTCATTGGGTATTGGTTGAATCTATTATCAGCATAAGACCTTGCAGGTAAAATACAATGTGAACCAGGTGCTTGATAGTCACCATTGGGTGAATCACGTAATGGGTCAGGTGTGAGTTTACTTTTCTTCATACCACACCTTATGTATTCTTCTACCAATGAAGTTCATAACAGGAACTGCCATTGAATTACCTAGTGCTTTGTATCTAACACTATCACCTGCAACCTTGCCCTTGAATTGTATCTTTGTGAAGTCATCAGGAAAGCCTTGCAACCTTTCACATTCTTTTGGTGTTAACCTTCTTATACCCTTTGCATCATTCAAACCTGTGCCTTGGTCAGGCTTGGCACGTAATGTAGGTGTATGGTCTTTGGTAGGTGCAGCACCAAACTGTCCTGCGTCGTGATTGAAAGCTATGGTATGTGGTTCTTGTGAATCTAATGTGAACATCACATCATCATTCCAACCTTTACCATTGCAATGTCCTTTACGAGTTTGTGAATTTTGCACTGCAATTAGTTTGCTTTCATCATCAAACCCAATACCAAATCTATCCCTTGCCCTAAGTGTACCTGCAACTTCATTAGGTTGTGCTACTACTTGGTCAGGATTGTTGTAACATCTATTGTAACCTGCCTTTAATGTGGGTGCGACCAAGCCACCTGCACCGCCACCATTGTTACCACCTTGGCTTGGCAATGTACCAAAGGCATCATTGGTATCAAATAATCTATCGCCTTGATAACCTGTAGTATCTATAGCTTTGCTGCTTCTATCTTTAGTAATGTTTCTAGTTGTTGTGGTAGGGGTTTGCCCCTCTTTTCTGCACGGTCTAGGATGCCACGACATGCTTTGGGTGATAGGTAATAACGCGTTGGCACAATCCCATCTTCTAGAACCTGATGAAGCGAGCACAAAGACCCGCCTTCTTCGCTGGGCCAATCCGAAGTATTGGGCGTCCAAGACCCGCCAAGCGGCTGTCCTTTGCGGCCCATGAACCACACCTGAGTAGCTCCATCCTTCCCTTGTTGGGTTGATGGGTGTATCACTTCCACATAATCCTGCCAAGAAAGTTCCGAAGGCATTGTCTTCTGTGGACAAGACTCCTGGTACGTTTTCCCATAGGATTGTTGTACCTTCTTGTCCAGCATCATATCGAATATTGTCAATTGCATTTGCTAACCTTATAAATTGTAACGATAAGTTACCCCTGTCATCTGTTAATGATTTACGCAAACCAGCTATTGAGAATGACTGACAAGGTGTGCCACCCACTAGCAAGTCTGCGTTGCCAATCCAATCCATATCTTTTAGTTCAGTGAAGTCACCATACAAAGGTACGTTTGGATAGTAGTGTTGTAGAACTGTCCTTGGAAATTCTTCTATCTCAGAAAAGGCTAGAGCTTCCCACCCTAGTTCTTTCCAAGCCATTGAACATGCTTCTATCCCACTACACACACTAATATATTTCATAGCCAACCCATTTCTTTTAATGACTTCGCTTCTTGTATTAGTGATTGTTTAATGAATGCATACATTACAAACAAAGAACCTTCACAAGACTTCAAGATTTTTTGAGCTTCCTTCTGTCCGTGAAGTATTGTGGTGTGGTCTCTATGATTACAGGCCCTACCAATTTGTGTAAGGCTGTCACCACTTAGTTCTTTGCATAAGTAATATACTATAAATCTTTCCTTACTATACTCACGACGATTAGCCATAAGAATATGCACAGGAACATTTACATATGTAGAAGCAGCAACAACTATCCTTTCACTAGGTATGCTGAACGACCAACTGGTATTTCTTCTATTGTCACACCAGGGTACAGAGCTTCCACTAACTTTTTCTTCAATCGATATGTTGGGGTCTTCATTCCCTTCACATCTTGAACTACTTTGCATGTTACTTCATCCCCTTCCAATTCAAATTCAAAGTCAGCAATGTAGGTACAAATCTTTTTACCATTAACAACACAAGGAAACTTAGGATGCACAACCAGGTTCTGAATCTTGCCTGCTTTTAACATAGGTAGGATGATATACTTGTAATGGTTTGCTTCAGCTATGCTGTCAAACTTGTACCCATCTAGTTCTACTTTCCTTGCTTTGTATTTGGTCATAAGTTTCTATCCACGTTACTAACATACAACGATAGATGAAATTTTTTATCTGTAAAGGTGAGCAAATAAATAATTTAATGCTTGTATATAGAGCAAAGATAGAATATATATAGAAGATAAGACAATATTAACCACAACATAGGAGTACAAAATGTCTTTAAATAAAAATCTCTTACAAGAGTATCGTAATAAAATCCAAGCCAAGCTAGATGAACTAGACTTGGATGTGGAATTCAATGTAGGTAATTGCAGCTATGGTGAATCCCACGCCACATTTAAACTTGAACTTCAAGTCAAGGGTGGTGATTCCAAAATACTTTCAGACCTTAAACAAATTAATAGGGTAAGAAACTATGACCTTGATAAGATACACATTGATGGTGTGCATCACTTCAAGCTTGTAGGTTGGAAGTCAAGGGCAAGGTCAAAGCCTTTTGTTGTTCAATGTCAAAAGTCTAAATCACAATATGTCATTGATGAAAAGACTTGTGATAGATGGTTCAAGAAACCTAGTGATAATGATGTTGGTAACCTTACACTTGTTAATGGTAACTAATGAAAAAGTCATTAGAAAACCTACAAGAAGAATGGCAAAACTTCTTAGTTCATCAAGAAGAAAAAGGTGAAGTGTTTGTCCTAAAGGTTAGGGAAACACAAGTAGTCTACAACCATTATGCTGTTAAGGGTGTAGACAAAGAAAGTGCTATAAGTATCTTTAAGAACAAAGATTATAGAAAGCTATGCACTAAAGTAACAGAACCACATTACATTCAAGATGTGGAAGAAGTTGAACAAGTTCTTACAGCAAAACAATTTAGGGAACTTAACAACTTCAAGAAATAGGATGCAAAGAAGGGTGGCTAAGTGCCACCCTTTTTGTATGGAAAGGAAAGTTATGAATCAAATTACTTATGGGTTGGTTAGGGGAAGTACCAACAAGCAAGATGTATCACATCAGATACAAAAGATAAAAGAATATTATCCAAATGTAAAAGATTTTTTTATTGAAGATGGTGTAAGTGGAACACTACCAAGGGAACTTAGACCTACCTTCCAACAAGCTATTGCTACTTGTAAGAAAGAAAAGGCAAGGCTTGTATGCACACACCTAGATAGATTGGGTAGGAATGCAAGTGACATTCTAAATTTTTATGAAGAAGAAATACAAAAGGGAAAGATAGATGTGGAAGTAATAGGTTGTCCACTAAACCCTATGACCACACCCATACTTGTAGGTGTGGGTAGCATTGAAAGATATTTAATTAGTGAAAGAACCAAGAGTGCTTTGTCTATGATTAGAAAAGAAATAGAAAGCAATGGTTTCTACATCACAAGGGATGGCAAGAAGATAACATCATTAGGTTCACCAACTTGTAAGAAAGAAATGTCAAAGAAAGGTTTGGCTACAAGAAAAGCTAATGGTGATTTGTTTAAAGATACACACCTACCTTTAGTACAAAGGCTAAAGGATGAAGGTCTATCACTTAGGGGTATAGCAAAGGAACTAAACCATAGGGGTGTGAAGACCATAAGGGGTAAAGACTTTAATGCTATGCAAGTAAAGATAATACTTGAAGCAGCTTAAAAAATTTTAACAATGAAAGGGGGTGAAGGTTATTAAAACAATCTTGTATTACATAGGTGGTGGCATTCTTGCCATTGCCTTTATGTTTTTTTTGTGGGTGTCCATATGGTTTTTGTGTGCCTTGGATGACCATTGCTATGAACAAAACACAAACCCAAACTATTATATAGAAAGGAAAATGTAATGCCAAAGTTAACACTAGATGGCAAAGAGTTAGGGTGCAGTGCCTTACCAACTTTAATAATAGGTAAGCATTTCCAAAACACTAGGCGTTCTTTATGGGATGAACAGTTCAAAGCTAGTAAAGGTGTTGAACAACTACCTAGAAAAGAAACCTATGCTATGGCAAGGGGTAACATCCTTGAACCTGCAATAGCTCAACTTGCTATGTATAACTTTAGAACCTTGTCAGATGCTAAGATGGAACAATGGATTCCCAAGGAAGCTTTTAGAAAACCTGAAGTGAAACTTGGTGCATCAATTGATTACATCTTACAAGTAGAAGATGGGGTACTACCAATCACCTATGAAGATAATACCATAGATTACTTTGGTAATGTCATTCATGAAATAAAGAGTGATAAGAACCACCAAGGTTTTCCCCACCTTGAATGGATTCTACAAGTGCAAGGACAAATGTTTTGTAGTGATGTGCATCAAGCAATCATTAGTGTGTTTGACCAAACAATGAACACCAAACATTATCCTGTCTTGTATGACCCACAGCTAGTAGAAGAAATTGTCAAAGCTGTTAATGAGTTTTGGGATAAGATTGAAGAAGGTGTGAACTATGATGAAGAAGAATCTACCATCAATGACAACACCAATTCAGTTGACCTTACTACTATGCTTAACAAAACCAATCACAATCTTGATGAACTTTGTACTAACTACAACCTGGTCACAAAAGAAATCAATGCACAAAAGAAAACACAATCTGAAATCAAAGGTAAGATTGTTAGTGTAATGAATCATCTTAGTGTCAAACGTGGCAGCACAAATCTATTTAATATTGTGAGTGAAGATATAACTAAACATAAAAAGAAGATGGTTGATACAGGGGAAACATATCAATCACATTCTTTTAAAATAAAGGAAAGGAAAAGTGATGAGCAAATCAACACAGATAATTAATCCAGAAAATATGGACCAGCTCCTTGAGTTTGCTAATGCTATGTCTAAGTCAGGTCTTGTACCTAATGACTATCAAGGTAGACCCAACAACATAGTAGTAGCTGTGCAATGGGGAAGTGAAGTAGGTCTTGCACCTATGCAGGCCCTACAAAATATTTCTGTAATCAATGGGCGTGCTACAGTGTGGGGTGATTCTGCACTAGCATTAATAACATCACACCCAAAGTTTGCAGGTGTGCAAGAATTCTTTGAAGGTGAAGTAGCTGTATGCGTTGTCAAAAGAAAAGTTGGTGATGATGTACAAGAAACCCGTAGGGAATTCAGTATTGATATGGCAAAGAAGGCAGGCTTGTGGGGTAGGAAAGGGCCTTGGACTTCTTACCCTAATCGTATGTTACAGATGCGAGCTCGTGGTTTTGCCATAAGGGATGCATTCCCAGATGCAATGAAGGGAATGATTACTACTGAAGAAGCGAACGACACACCAAGGGATAGCAACCCACCCCATAAGAAGGGCGAAGACACACCTGAAATAAACAATGTGATAGATTCAGTAGCAAAAGAAGTAGAGCCTACACAGGACAATCCTACGACCAGCAATGATGGTGAGCAGTTGACCGAAGGTGAAGTTGTTGTGTCACCTACAGAGCAAGTGGATAACAATGATAGAACAAAGGGATTTGTTCTACATATTCCTATGTGTGAGCCAGAATATTTTGACACTCGTGACAAGTGGGTCAACAGATATAGGAAGCTTATGTCTATGGTGAAGGAAGGTAAACTACCTGGTAGGGAAAAGATGACCAACCTAAAAAAACTAGAAGAAGAAAATGTTAAGATGTTAGATTCTTTTGGTGCGGCTGGTGATGAACTTAGGGAACTACGTGGTAAACTTACAAGGTTGATTGGTGCAGAAAGTGCAGGTCAAAATGAGTAAGCAAGGACTAACACCAAGGCAATCTGATATATATAGATTCCTTGTTGCATATCATAAAGAGTATGGTGTGTACCCTAGTATGCGTGAAATAGCAGAAGGTAAGATAGAAGGTGAACAAGTAATCACCAAGGTATCTGCATCATCTGCTGTTAAGCTTACACTAGATAGGTTGGAATCCAGGGGATGGATTCGTAAAGGTAAACATATACCACGTGGCTTGGAAGTTTTGTAATGGCAAAGGAAGAAGAAATAGTTTTCACACCTGAACTTGCCAAAAAATTTCGTGTAGAATATGACAAGGCAAAAGCTCACGGCAAAGATACATTTGTATTTGAAGGTAAAGGATTCTTTACAGACTATGCAAAGTATCTACTAGAACATCTAGAAAATGTAGGTATGTTTAGAGTTCGGCCCTAAATATATCTGCAATTCTATGGGCTCGCTGACCAACTTGGCGAGCCCATTTACTATTCAAGGCTTCGTCCGCCGCCGTTGTTCCATCATTGTTTTCTAATGCAGCCAACATATTCTGAAACTTTAGAAGGTTAGGCAACCCAAGATTATAAACCATATTAAGTATTTGTTCTTGTACTATGATAGGCTTTTCTTTTATCCAA